GACCCATATATGCCTATTTATTCCTACAGTGTAGTACCATTCCTACAAGTGTAGGAAAAAATCATAGAAAACTATCGCAATATCCAATATCCACTATCTACATTATATACACGTATATAATAATAATAATAATAATAGTACTAAATGGTTGATATATATAGATATCATTATGTAACCACTGCGTAATTTAGCGTGATAGACGTACACGTTTCCTGCGGAGGGTGGCATCATCCACAAGGCATAACTTTTATAACGCGTATGCGCAAAACGACCTCAGCCAGAATAAAAATCAACTTGTATGGTAGTCCATCCGTCTTTCATTCACTCACTCACCACTTCATTTCACTTTTCGCAACAATCAAAAAAATCATTGCATCGGAAGCAATATTGCTGTATGTGCAATAGTCATGAGAATCATTGCAATATCTGCAACAATCCATAAATCCAACGAATAGCACTTTTTGCTAAAGACATTAGGCGCTGGTGGGGCTATAGTTAGCTCATCAACAACGAGGGGATGGACATGAAGATTGATAAAGATGAACTACGTCACGAATGCTCACTGATTGGGCTTAACGAAGATTACACTGACCTTGTGTTGCGCGGAAAGTTGGATATAGATTTGGCTAAGCAATTCCAGTCAGAAGATGAATTCCTGTGCTGTGATGGACTTGGCTGCGTAGAATGTCTACCATTTATTTGAGGATTGAGATATGAAAGTTAAAGTTAAGTGCCTTAATAATTTCGATAATGGGACTTGGAAGTTTACTAAGGGCAATGAGTATTATTACGATGAATATAATCGCGCGGTAGTGGGTGATAATTACGTTCCTGTATTCTGTTTTATTGCTGATGACGGACTTATCGTAGCAGCAGTTTTAAGTGATTTAACTTTTCAGGCTGTGAGGGATTAGTATGAAAATTCGCTGCACCAATGTTATTACAAGCACCGACAAGAAAGTGTTAACACCATTCGCAAAAGGCTCTGTATACGATGCTGAACCGCTAATAATCAACGGCAAGACAATCCCGAACGAGTGGTTGATTAATGGCGCTGAGCGACCGCACAAGCACGATTCTGGATGGATTGCCATTGCAGGCTGGAAGGTTGGGATGTTCATCCCTGGGATTGCAACTTTTGATGAGATGAAATGATGATTAAGCAATCAGATAAGTTTGACATTGCATACTTAATTAATAAGTTTTACGAGCGATACCCTTTGGAGTCGTTTAAAACTGATGAAGACAGATCTTTCGCTTTAGGTGCTTTTCTGTCTGGTGCGGAAATTCAGAGATTAGGCGAATATATCGTGTGGGATTTCGAACCAGAAGAAGAGGATGATTACTGATGCTATTACCATCTGAGATAAATTATTTCGATCTTGAAGTCATTAGCGCGTATAGCGGAAAGGGCTGGCCTTGCGGCGACCGGTCCCGCGAGGACTTGCTTCAGAGTCACGAAATTATGCTTAAGGCAATAGAAAAAGCAAAGAATATTAACGGTGAACATAAATGACTAAAATTTCTGAAGCCGCAATAAAAACCATCCACTGCATTCATAATGGAGAGATTCATCAAATAAGTTATGACTTTAAACGCGGAAGGATTCGTGATTGTGGCAAGTCATCCAGGTCTATACCAAAACTATTTAGGATGGGATATGTAGATCTTGCATATAATGTAAACGAGCCAGAAATTGGAACTTGGTATAAAGTGGAAATAACACCAGCTGGATTAAAAGCAATAAATAGCACGAATAGCTAAAACGAAATCGCAAGGATGCGGTATTATCTTTCAATCTAAAAGGGAGATAGGAAATGTTCGACAACTTTTACGACGCGATGGAAGAGGCCGTTTACCGGTCCTCACTTGATGGGAAGATTTACGGTTTAGTTCAGAATGTTGATAAGATTGTGGTGCGTATCGTGCGTAAATCAGTACCTAACAAATTCATGTGGACAACGAAGAGAGTAAAATAATGACTACAACACTGACTAAAAACTTCATTAGCAACGAAAACGTATTATACAAAGCTCGCGTTAAAGATGGCGCAGAACAAATCAAGAGAGATGGGAAATGGATTAATCTGGAAGAGCGCGGCAAGTACATTAAGACCAAGACTCTTTACGTAACTAATGTTAATCACAAGTCAGGGGTTAAAAAAGACTTTAAAGAAGGAAAGAGATATCAGGTGGCACTTCATGCAGGGTTGGGACAAAATGCTGGTTACATTTACGATGAGGATGGCAACGCATGGCAGCTTTACCGTAGCGAGGATGTTGGATTCTACACTCTTTGCCAGACATATCACTTCGAAGCGCAATACCTGTAAATAGCACAAATTGATAATGAATTATAAGCGGTCGTTGATATAATGACCGCTCAGAAACAATACGGAGAGAAGTAATGTTTGATTTCAACGAAGATAAACTATCTGTTGAACAGGTTATGGCAATTGCTGCCGCAGACAACCTCCCACCCCTGCGAGTCGCTATTAATGCAAATGGCTATCGCCAGTCTCAATCATTCTGGAAGGCGCCTGTAGAGATTGATGCTGCAAATGACAAGTATCCAGTAATCTCACTCGGTAATGACATTGATGTTGTTGGCAAGCTGTCAGCCAATATTGCCCGTTCAGTTCAGTTCCCAGAGTCTTCAGCTTACATGCACTTCCTGGGGTGCATTTCCGCTGCAATGCTGGGCCGCTTTACAGTTGAGTATCACGGAACACAGCAGCCAACCTCGCTGTACGTAGTGACAAGCCAGCCACCATCCACAGGTAAATCAGCAATTAACTCACTTTCAATTGCTCCAATGATTGCTGAGACTGAGCGGCTGAATGAAGTGCGAAAGCGTGAGCGAAAAAAGATTATGGCTAAACTATCTGCATTATCCAAAGAGATGAAGCAGGAAAAATCTCCGTCAGAGATGGCTTCACTTTTTGAGGAGAAAGAAGATCTTGAGGAAAAGCTCGATAAACTATGCGATATCGTATTTCCAGTATCAGATACCACTCCAGAAGGTCTTGCACGAATAAATAACCGCCAGGGCAACTTTGCGGTGATCTCTGACGAGGCAACAAGCGTAAACTCACTCCTGGGCATGACCTATGGTGATGGCTCGAAGAAAACGAACAGCGAGCTTGTACTGAAGGCATGGGATGCTGGTAACGTGTCCATTGCGCGTGCGAACGCAGAGAATAACATGAGTTTCGTTGCTATGGGTTGTATCTCTGTAATTGCACAGGATGAGACAATAAATGCAATCATGAACGCTGGCGCTAGAGGTATCGGTGTATCGGAACGTTTTCTGCTTGTACGTGAGAAGTCATTCCTTGGTGAGCGCGTATTCGTTGATGAGAATGGCGATTCAACTTACGAACCTATAGACAGCGGGCTGAAGGCTGACTACTTTCGCCTGGTTCACGAAATCATGAACGAGCAAGATGTAAAATTGACGGTGAGCAATTCAGCAATGAAATATCTCAACCGCGCGCGTCAGGAAATGGAACCGCACCTTGCTGACGGCGGCAAGTATTCACACACAATGCTGCGCGGCGCTCTTGGTAAGTTCGATAAACAGGCCATTAGAATCGCGGCGGTTCTTCACACGGTGCGTAACTGGTTCAACCCAAATGGCGTGAGTGCTCAGAAGTCCAGAGAGATTGAACTCGACACCATGCAGGAGGCTGTGATTATGTTCCAGGAACTGAGTAAGACTTATTTGTCATCTGCCAACGCTGCTGGTCACGCTGGAGACAATGCCGAGATGAATAAGTTGATTGATATACTGATTAAGCAAGGCAAAAACGGTAAGGGTGTGGTAGGCATTCGTTCGCTATATGAAGCTGCTAGGAAGGTTAAGCCTTTCGAGGCTCAGGCTGGAGTAATGACAAAGATTAAAGATCACTTGCTGCCAATGCTTGATGAGAAAAACTATACGTGCCTGATTGGTGATAAAGTTTACATTAATCCGCGATTGCTGGGGTGATAAATGTTTCTGCTAGATGTATTTAAGTTTTGTGAAAGTTCTAGTTACTTCACGCGCCAGCATTTGGCGCGATTCATCTACCAGCACAAGGACTCTGAGAGGTTCAGCAAGGCAGCAGGCTTATCACATCGAGAGTTTTGCAGTGCGGCTTCAAAGGAGTTTTGCGCAAAGATGTTAACTGCTGGATACATTGATGGTAAGTGTGGTGAATTTGTTAGCAATGGTAGTTTGAAAAGGCCATTTGATTTCAACTTCGAGGCGCTTGGCGGGTATCAGAGCAAGTACATAAAAGAGATGATGAATATAGGAACAATGACTGACGACGAGTTATTTAGCTAAAAATATAGCCTCCATTAGGAGGCTTTTTTATGTCTTAAGATTAAGGCCAGGAGAATCAGAACAAGCAACCCCATGGCTCCTGTTCCAACCCACGGAAGCGATGATGATTCGTTATTGGTAATTTCAATCTTTTCGGCAGTGATTGTTGATGCCTTAATCGAATTGTCAGCAGTCTTTTTTCCGCTCGAGCTATCCAGAGAGCCTACGCTAGAATCCTTAACGGAAGCATCGCTGGAGTTACTGGAGTCAACCTTATTCGTTAACCCGACACCAACCTTATTGTTCTCTGCACCAGCTTGAGCGCTAATCTCTGGCTTACTGCCAATTAAACCAGTCAGCGCAGATGTTGCCGAACATCCAGATAAAGCTAAGCACATTACTAACGCTGCAATCCACTTAAGCATAACTCAATCTCCTCATTTCTCCTGTTAACCAGGCCTTTAACTACCTTCAGTTTCCCGTTAACTCGAGCCTTGTTCCACATCCCGAGAGCCTTGCAACCTTGCTCAATCTTACCCTGGTTAATTAGCCTTACAGCCGTAGACTTCCTCATCGCTGAGCCGCCAACATTATAGCTAAAGCTGATTAAAGCCGCCCTTGTCTCTGGTGCAATTGGGTAGGTAACTGCATCCTGAACATGCTTCCCATGAATCTGAATGTGTTTCTCCAGCAGGTTCCTGCACTCCCTATTGCTATAAGTCTTACCCCAAACAACGTCTGGGCCAGTAATACCTGAGCAAACTGTAGGGATTCCGGCAATGTCCATGTAAGGCTTGTTCTCTACACCCTCAACGAGTTCAATAAGCGGCGCTGCGATGTATATTGCCGCAGCCGTAGCAGCGCTAATTAGCAGCTTCTGCTTCATTTACTTGCTCCTTATATTGATTGCTGTTTTCAAGTCTCCTGATTCAAGAGCCCTCCGAATCGCCTGGCTGTCTTTGAACTTCCAGTAAGCTCCCCATGCGCCAAAAATGATTAAAGCGATAAGACTGATTATTGCTATAGTCATTTGACCAGTTGCGGCACTAGTTACCGCCGCCCCTCCAGTTGACGCCGTAGCTGCGTTGATTACTTCCCTCATGCGATCCTCCATTTGTCTATTTGTCAATGTTTAAGTTAGTGTAAACATGATACAGTAGCCCTGTTCGGAAAAGAAGCATGAAAAAAGGGAGCCAAAAGGCCCCCAGCTTGTAAAGCTATGTTTTAGATGCGCTAGTCTGCGATAATAAATTCAACCAATGAACCATCAATAGGAGCTAAAATCCACGTCATATCGTCACCATAAATCTTGTAGTATCCGTCACCCTGATACTCGGCATTGTACGGCTGGTTAACTGTAAACGGCAGCGTCCTGGAATTGTTCTTAGTGCAATAAATCATTTTAGTCATTTTGTATTTCCTCGTTTGTTTCATCTAGTTTCGATGTGTTAATGATAACTCAGTTTTTATTATTATCTTTAGCAATTAGTGCTATTTATTACGTGCCTTACCAATGCTGATGTTCCATCAATATCACCACCAATAACACGAACATCAATTTCTCTTGCGCACACCCCGTGAATGTATGAGCGACTATCGCCATCAAATGTGTACCCTGCCCTATGCAACCTGATTAACGTGACCTCAACACCAGCGTCGATCAGTGGCTTAATCTCGCTAGCAAATCCACCGTCAGCGCAAACGTAGCAACCATCACCAAGTGACTGGGCGAGCCTTTTACCGAAAACGTCATCACCAAAGATTGGCTTCATTACAGACTCGCTAATCCAGATCATGAACTCTCGAATGCTTTTTCCACCTAGAATTTTCTGATGCTTCTCCTTCTCTTCGCGATTGTTGTAGTTTTCAATAAACCAATCGAATTCATCAGTTGAAAGCATACCTCTAGCAACGTTAAACATTGGTGATTTGAATGATACCTTTTCTTTGGCGACAGCAGTCTCAACCATGATATCCGCTATAGTGTCCTTTCCAACTCCAGCCGGTCCGTTAAGGATAAATAATTTAGTCATTTTCATTCTCCGTGAGATTCGCGATCTTTAGGTAGTTCTTCATATTCACATACAGCCATAACGGTGTATCCGCAAGATCTTAGGTGCTTAATTACTTGTGGGTTATCTTCAAAAATAACCACATTGCTTTTATCGCCACCACTGATTTCATTAAGCCATTCCTCTTTTATTTTGTAATCTTTTCGGTTGTCATGTCGACTTCTCATGTATATCGAATCATACTCAACCTCATTATCCTGAAGCCACTCAAGTGTTCTCCATTCAACCTCATCACTTCTGGATGTCATGATGTAAACTGGCGATAACTCTGCTAGCGCATTCATCATGTTTATCATTGGAATTATTGGTGAGTCTCCAGAACAGGCTTTATTGTAATCCTTCCAACTTGAAGTCAAGTGAAGGTCGCTGGATGGCAAGAGGTGACTTCTATGCTCATTATTAGCTATAGTTCCATCGATATCAAATACGTAAATCATTACAATTCCTCATCTCGTTTCGATTTGGTGATTATGCCGCATTTCTACGGCATGAGTTAGGCAAAAAGTGCTATTTACCGTGCCTCTCTGTGAATTCTGGGTTTGCTGCGTAAACTGACTTCGCATATGATACTGCTTCTTCTTTTGTGTAGAAGGTCTTGTAAATCCTGTTTTTATCAACCTGAACTTGAACAAGCCACGGCTTTCCATCCCTTTTTATCTTATTCATGAAGTAAACACCTGTAACTCCTGATGTGTTATCCTTCCGCATAGCTGCATTCTTGCAGTTAACCCACCTGTCTACGCATCGCAAATTCTCGATTCTGTTATCATGCTTAATGCCGTTTATGTGGTCAATCTCCATACCCTCAGGAACATCTCCGTTATGCATCTCCCATATAACCCTGTGTGCAAAAGTCATCTTTGAGAAAAGCTTAGTCCTAACGTAACCCCTTAAATCAATCCATCCTGCTTTAAGTCCATTTCTGGATGTTACTTTGTGATTTTTTCTGTATAAATCACCATCTTTGTAATCATAATGCTCATGCCAATTCATTTAAACCCCCCTCTCGTTTGTATAAAACAATAATAGCCGCTTTCGCGGCTACTGTTTTAACAAAATGTGCTATTAGTATTTTGATTCCGGATTTACGTCACGCAGCATTTCAACAGGAATGCTCACTCGACTAACCTCTCCATACTTCTTGTGGTACGTAATAACGTTAGCACTACGCCCAGAGAAGTACCCGCCTTTGGATGAGTACTCGTCTTTTGCAGCAAGCGTTTGGTGCTGCTCAATAATCATCAAGCTAGTTTCCTTAACCGCTCTATGGTGTAGGTGGCCTAGATGCGCGTATGCGAACTTGGATTTACCAAACATCTCACGATACTTAGCAATTATTGCCGATTCAACTCTGGAGAAGTTAGCGCAATGACCGTGATGCATGGCAATCATAACGTCTCCAAATTCATATGCGTAGTAAGGGGAAACTTCGCGATTCACTTCAACTCGCTCATTTTCAATAAATACTTCATGAAACATCTCGCGCAACCATAATGAAGACACCGGGTTGTGATTTCCCTCACAAATCAATAACTTAACCTTTTTATGTTTAACCAGGCACATGCTTACAGCTGACTTGATTAATTTAATCTGAGTTCGAATCATTCTGAACAATCTAGTATCAGCAGAAAGAATGTGACCACTCATTGGGGTTACAGCTTTCATTGAGTCGTAGTGAGCCTCGTCCCCCAAAAAGTTAATTATGCACTCATCACTATTGGGACTCATTGCCACAGCACTACTGAACCAATCTAATGCTAATTTCTCGGCAATCTTGGTGTCATAATTGTCTCCACCCTCCTCTGCGCAAGCAAGCATTCCAATGTGATGGTCTGTGATGGTGTAGAGGTTGAGAATGTTAGAATTAGTGATCTCTCCTGAGTGGTTGACCGCCTTATACTTAGGTAAATCTTTCTTAAGCTCCTCAACAACAATTTGCATTAGTTCTTGCTGTCGTTCCTTGTCAACTTCTGATTTAACCCACTGGCCCTTAATCTCACCATCTGCACCAATAAGACTTGATACACCCTTAACAGCGTAACCCTGAGGGATTAGGTTACTAACATCACGACCATGCCCTTCACCCTGTTTGGCTAATTTACTACGACGCAATTCAACGTTGCGAATGTTCATTCCGTATTTCTCTGCGATTGCCTTGTTTGTCATGCCATTAGCAAGCTCTTCGCGCAGCTCTTCGTTAGTGATTTTTGCAGCCGCCATTATATAAGTTCCTTAATTCATTACGATAAAGTATAAGATAGTAAAGCTAAACAGTGGGACTAATGCTACTAGCATCAGGCTCTTCATTCAACTTCTTTCAACCAGTAGTCGATAACTTCCGCACTAATTGTTAACTTCTGGTCAAGGTCAGTCATGCAAAGGTTTCCACATGCTGGTGAGTGATAAATCTGAACCCACTTTCCGTCTTTAGTTTTTGCGTTCACATCAACATAGTCAGGAGGTAACCAGTCAGCAATAGGTATCGCCCTAAACTTAGCTCCACTTTGTCCATACACTAAATCGTAATGCTCTGGCTGAAAATCTAAACCCAACATGCTTAATCCTTAGGCTTCGTTATCTTAAACTTGAATCCCTCAGATTTGAGGAACTCATTAACATCAATTCTAACACCTGGCTTAACTCTTACATATTTTCTTGGTCGCTCATCCATGTAAGAGAATTTACCATTAAACACTACGCTGATATCTTTTATGTCAAAGAAGCGGGATATCTGTTTAATATCATCTTGCAAACCCGCATCTCCACAGTGCGCCCATACAGCTGCGCGTCCGGTTTCAACTATCATAGGCCGTATGCCATTTTTAGATATTCTCTAGCGCACATCCAATGCTCTTCTGATTGAAACTCAACTGCAAATTCAGCAAAATGCTGGGCAATCCTAAACATCTCTTTGTCTACGATTTTCATTATTCAAAATCCTCTGGGCAATCTTTTTTCATTTCCGCAATGTCTGCAACCATACTGTCACGCCATGTTTCTATGTCAGTGTTCAGGTAGCCTTCCTCGAAGCTGTAATCCAGGCACCAAGCCAAATCCCAAACGTCACTTTTATATCCAGCCTTGTGCAACTCATAAGCAGCCATCGCCTGGAATAGCTCCCATTGCTTATCAAAGGTTAATTTCATTATTCCGATACCTCGTCAAATTTTTCACCAAACTCGTTTTTAACAGTCTCTAAATCATCTTTGTATGTTGGGCTAACTTCGAAAGCATAACCCTCGCCATCATCAAGAACATAACCATCAGCGGTGATTACTAATTCATATTCATAACCTGTTTTGCGTGACTCGTAGAATTTTCCAGTATAGATAGTAGCCATTTTGTTTCTCTCTTTTAGTGTTTCGTTTCGATTGAGTGATAATACACGCTTCGTTGCGTCATAGTTTAGCAATTCGTGCTATTTTGAAATCATTTCTTTAAATGCTGCCAGAAAACCCTCGCGACCGTAGGCAACAACCGCGAAACCTCCTGATTCTCTTACGCTTTTCAGGAAGGATTTCTGCTCGTCACTGACCGGGCTAGCCTGAGTCTTGCCCGCCCTCTTTAGCTCTATCGCGCCAAATGGATACTTTCCTCGAACGGATTCAGGTATTAAAAATATACAGTCTGATACGCCTTTGAGAAGCCCCTTAGCCTGGTCTTTTCTTGCTTGACCAATGGTTTTCTTACCCTCATTCACGCAGTGGAAAAATACCATATCTGGATAATTGTACTTAACCCAATCAGAGCAAAAGATTTGCTCGTCGTCCTCTTTCGGGCATGACTTAACCGGGCCCGGATAAAACTCAATGTAATCTTCTTTATCTGTAATATTCATTTCAATTCTCCAAAATTCTTGTATGCGATCACATCCTTCCCCTTGCCGTTCTTCCTGTGTGTGACTTGCACTGGAGCACGGAATTTATCTACATTCATCATAATCATTTTTGCGTTACGAAGTTTACCAATTCGTGCTGCTTCTGTTCGATTCTCAATGTGGGCTAGGCAGAAGTTTTTCCATAGAACACTACACACACGATGATCGGACTCAGGATTAAAGAACTCCCAAGCATTAAACCTCTCTCCGTTGTGAGCCATTATGTTGTACTTAACTACAATGCCAGTTTGGTTATTGCTTAAACCAACTTGAAAATCATAAACACGAAGGTAATCACCACGGCGATACATCTTTCCAGTAAGGTTAGCATTCGGGTCTTTAAGCATCTCTCCGCACTCTCGACAAACTTTGGCGGCTATGTCGTTGCGAGTACCGCAGCCTTTCTTTATAGTGGCCCTTGTTTGCGGGTCGGTAATATCTTCACAAACCGTAAAGCTGAAAAAGTGCTCACAACGTTTTCCATCAATCTTGTTACCACAGCGGCGAGCGAAGGGGGAATTTTCATATCCACATTGTGGACACTGGCGAACCTCATCACCACCTTTTCTTGAGGATTTAAACTTCTCAGCCTGAATCTCTTCAATGATTGGGTCAAAGTAAAGCTCAGCCATGTCATCCAGTGCTCCAGCGAAGTCTAGAACAAGATGATCATCTTTTTTCATGCCCATTTCTATATGCTTTTTCTTTAGAATTCGCATACCTCTACCAAGCAGCTGGATCAGTAGTGTAAGGCTGCCAATTTTTCTCAATATAACGCTTGTGTCCCACGGCGGGACCGAAACGCCGGTAGTTAAGCACCCAATCTGGAATATTATTTTGTACTTTCCAGTCTGGCAATCCGCTAGGATTTCCCTGCGCTTCCTCTCTCCAGTAGAGTCTGTGATAATGGCATATGGGTATCCGTCTGGCAGTGCCGCAGCAGCTTCGCTGCAATGGAGTTTACCAGCGCATGTTACCAATGCGGCATTACGAGTCTCTAGTATTTTTACAACAAAACCCATTATCTTTTGAGTCATGGATTGGTTGTCGTGAATCTTTGCAGCCATTGCGTCCATTTCTTTCTTGCTGAAATCTTTCACACCATCGCTGCCATCCGGCGCAAACTCACTAAGGTCATAACCCAGGTCACCAACTTCACCATAAACAGTAGGTACAACGAATCCCAAATCAACAAGGTAATTTGTTGGTACTTGAATTACAGTCTTGCGCCAGAATCCACGGATATTTGGGTTGCTAACGACGATATGATCGTTATTTCGATACGGGCTTCCAGTTAGACCGAAGATACGAAGCTCCCGCCCGTACTTCTCACGACAGCGTCGTTTCATCTCAGTGATAACTAGCGTGTACTGAGCTCGACCAGTGCCAATTAATCCAGTGTTAACACCATCCTTGAAAACCATCTCGCCTTTCTTTGTACTCATTTGCTCAAATGTTTCTTCGTTCTCTTCAGCTTCCACAATATCCATGTGGTCCACCATATGACACTCATCGATAGCGATAACCGCAGGAACATAGTCACCAAGCCCTTTAAACAAGCCATTAGCCGCTGTACCCTCGCTAGCCACTATGGTTGGGTAGTAAACTGATTTAACGTTAAGTCCGGCGCAATATACGCTGTTACGGATGCCGAAATTACGAAGTTCTTCTGAGTTCTGGCTAATTATCTCTGACTGGCGAGATAGAACCATATAAGGCAATCCCAATTGCTCCATGCGCTTACCAATCATTGCGAGAATGATTGTCTTACCAGCAGATACTGAAAGGTCTGCGATAAATGGTGCCTCGTACTTTCCAATAGCCTTTCCGATTGCATCAAATGTTACGCACTGGAATTCGTAAGGGGTTATCTCACCAAACTGATAGTCTTTCTGAATCTGCTTGATTCTTTCTTTATCGAAGTTTGCAACTAGCTTCTCGATAGGCAACATATCTAAATTCCTATAAAAATTGTCTCGTAGCGTTTAATTGAGTACAATACTAACATCAAATCAGAATGACTTTTAACAAAAAATGCTATTGAGGTAATGAAATGAATGCAGTCGACAAGAGAACCATTAACGGTAATAACGGAACTATCCGCACTGAGGACAAAAAGCAACGTAAACGACCTTCAGGCTACTACGTTTTAAAGGATGAGGTAAGGGCTGGCTTACGCGCACGGCTGGAGATAGTTCTTGATTTCTTCGGCACAAAGGCGAATATCGCAAAGCAGTTAAAGGTAACACCACAGGCTGTAGAGGAATGGTTTAAGCGTGGCATGATTTCTGCACGTGGTGCGCAGCTTTCTCACAACTACTACAAACGAACAGGAGAAGGCTTCCGAGCTACATTTTGCCGACCAGATCTGCAATTCGACGGCAACGGCAAGCCGCTAACTCTGCGTTGCAAGAAGCGTCACATGCTGCGCGTGGTCACTGAGGCTGAATTAGCCACCAAGCCAGAGTGTCGTTCATGGAGAAAGATTAAATTAGAGAACCAGAAGAAAAGGGAGGAAAATAGCACGAATTGCTAAAGACAAAACTCAAGGATGAGTTATTATGTATTCATCGAGACGAGATCGATAAACAAACAAACAAACCAAACAACGAGGATTTAAAAAATGAACAAATTACCTAAATGTAAATTCGTAGCAATCTTTAACGTCGATGGCGACAAATTTGTTGGTAAAGTTGATAACACCAGCGGAACTCCATACGCCTACAACAAAAAAAACTGGTAAAAAGGAAGTAATTGAAAAATATCTTGAGTCTTTTTTGTCGCGAAGAATGACTCATCACTTTGTGATTTAATTAGCACGAAAAGCTAAAGAGTGAGTAATTGGATGTGCCATAATCGGTACATCCTTTTTTATTGGAGAGAAGAAAATGAACTGGCATGATTATTTTTACTATGTAGATGGCAAATTGCATTGGAAGATTAGCACTGCAAGACGTGTTAAGGTTGGCGATGAGTGCAACTCACTATCTACATCTGGCTATTACAAAGTGTCTGTTAATGGCTTTAGGACTTATGTACATAGAGTTGTGTGGGAGATGTTTAATGGAGAACTTCAAAATGGCGACTACATTGATCATATAAACCATAACAAATTAGATAACAGAATAGAAAACCTAAGAGTAACAACAAATCAAGGTAACTCAAGAAATTGCAAGCTTAGCGTTTTATCAACAACTGGTTATTGTGGAGTGGCAAAGCTAAATCACGGAAAATTTAAGGCTCACATCAAGGTTGACGGTAAGCAGCTACACCTTGGGAACTTCGATACTCCAGAGCAGGCGTATAAAGTAAGAATTGAAGCAGAGAGAAAATACAACTTTCACGAAAATCACGGGTTAAGCAAATGAATTACGATAAGAATGAAGTTATACCTAAGATGGCCGGATTGTGGAAATCATTTTATGCAAAGGAACTTGGTTGGAATGATAGACACCTAAGTAAGAAGCACGGACCATGCCCATACTGCTTTGGCACTGACAGATTCAGATTTACCGACGAAATAGGCAGTGAAAAAGGAAATGGCGCGGCAGTTTGTTCGAAATGCGGAAGTGACTCCGGTATAGGGTGGGTCATGAAGTGCACTGGATCGTCCTTCGCCGATTCAGTAAATTTGCTTGGTGACTGGCTGAACTCAACACCAATTGAGGTTATAGTTAAGGCAAACAAGCAAGCATCAAGAACCAAGCTCTACAAAATGGGCGCTCAGATTGACCACGAAAGATGCTTAGAGATAATGGAAAGGACGGAAAGAGTAGAATCAACTCCACTCAGCGTATACGAGGGTATCTATAGCGAGTTTGGTTTTGATGTTGGCAGGACGAAATCAGGAGAACTAATACACGCAGTGCCTTGCTTTATGGCATATAGTGATGGATTGTCCGATGAGATGTGCAATGTAATGTTTATCAATGAAGAGGGGGATGTTAGTTATGCCGCAAAAGATTATACTCGCCAGTCTATTGCTGTTATTGGTGCCTTTAAAGATGATGAGTACGCTTATCTGGTCGATAATTGGATTGATGGTGTTCGCGTTCATATTGCTACTGGCAACCGCTGCGTGCTTGTTTGCCACTCCAGTTACAACATGGAAATGGTTGCTTACGCGCTTAGAAACTACAAGTTGCGCATCGCTTGCACTCGCCATGCTTTTGATTTACTCGCCGTTGCTGATGATCGCAATCTTGATGTTGTAATGCCAAATGATGATAGTTTTTTCAAGTCAGGCATAAGAAAGCGAATATATAAAGCAAGTGAATTACTAGACTAACCTCCTTCGGGAGGTTTTTTTATACCTGAAAGGTGATACAATCCACCTTAGCAATTCGTGCTATTTTACAAATGGAGACTTTACACAATGGCAATTTATGACTTAGGAACCGCATCACTAGCCGCGAATGGTGAGGTGACTGGCGTCGGGACAACATGGAAGGCACCTCTTACTCTGATTAGGGTTGGTGCAACCATCGTATTTAAAACTGAACCAGTACAGATTTACACAATCTCTGAAATTATCAGCGACACTAAGATTAATGTTTATAACCCTAACTCTGAAACTGTCCCCGCCGGAACTGGCTACGCAATCCTTGCGCATGATGGTATTACAGTTCAGGGTTTAGCTCAGGATGTAGCGGAGACTTTGCGTTACTATCAGTCAAAGGAGACTTCTATTGAAAGTTTGCTGCAATTTATTGGTCAAGACACTTTCGACTGGCCTCACTTCGAGCAGCTTGCAAATCAATCCATCACTGGAGCTGCTGAGGCTCTTTCTAGCCAGATTGCTGCCGCAGAAAGTGCCGCAACCGCAGTTAGCGCAAGAGATACAACCACAGCCGCAAGGGATGCTGCCATTGAAGCGATTAATAGCGCTGGTGATGCTGGTACAATGGTAACTCTTGCCAATATGGGTATTGGTGGCTCGCTTACACCTCAGTTGGCAGAACTTGACTGGAATACGTTTGATTTCAAATCCGGAGCTAGATACCTATGCCAAAAGTCAGCAATGATCAACTCTCCAGAGGTGATAAATACAACCTACTCAGATAGCACACTTTGTGCTATTGAGGTTAAGTCAACAAGGGGACTTACTGGTGTTAAGAATATACAAGTGTCAGCATCAACCGGCTCCGATAATGCGTACAGGGTGATTGATTTAACTCAGACTGGCGCGGCACCAAACAAAACTTACTATTCAAGAGAGGCGCTTTATGTCGCATCAGGAAGTGGGCTTGGCGGCGCTAGCGCCAAGCGAGTAAGAGGCTTGCTTGATGTTTATTCGAAGGATGAGACTTTTCAAAAGTCATTAAATTTCTCTGACGTTGCAGACAAAGAAACAGCAAGAAACAATATTGATGTTTACTCAAAATCTGAAATTTTAAACTTAAAAGATTCGATATCAGTAGATGATTATGGTGCGGTAGGTAACGCTCTGCTGGCTGATGGATCATCAAATCCAGAAAGGGTTGACGACACAGCAGCATTCCAGGCTGCCATAAACGCAGCTTACAGGATGGGCGGGGTTAAGGTTACTGCCAATGGTAAGAAGAACTATTATATAGCAGGTAAGGTTTATGTTCTTGCCAGCGAGTCTGGTTCTAGCATTGAGTCAAACTCATTTGTAAAAAGAAGGCTTCAAATAATTGACTTTAACGGAGCTACAATTGTCGGTAATAACAATACGACACAGATTTTCATGGAAACTGGCTTTATAAACACCGATGGAGACGTTGCTTCTGTTTTCGGTAAAGGTGAGGAAGAGTATTTAACAATCGGAACGATGGTTATGAATGCAACTCTTGTTAACTTCTATCAAGGATTTAGGTTCAGGAACCATGTCTTCGGATGCTATCTGTCAAATATCGTGGCGCAAGACGTTAAGCAGGTCCTGTATACTGAAAGGTGCTCTTATCTTAACCAGGTTAACATTCAGTGCAACGGTGCGTATAATGTTGGCTTACCAAGGTATCACCTGAAAGATAATGTTAATATTCAGCCTCTGCAAAGTTGCGTAACTGGAGTTTGCGATATTGGATTCTTTATTGAGGGGGCATCAGAAGCCCTGGCATTTAGGGATTGCGGAATTGAATCATTCAAATCATACGGAGTAAGGATTACTGGAGGCTATAACGTAAAATTTGATTCTTGCTACTTTGAAAGCAATGAGACTGACGCTACAGCAATCAATGCTCAGGGTTGTGAGTCAATAACCGTTGATAATAGCTGGATTTACGGAAATGGCGGACTTGTTATGTTTGGCGGTTTCTCTGATAACACAAACGTAAGGGTTTCAAAAAACAATAAAATTGGCGGAAACGCAACCTGGTTTAGGTCTGGCGAGGGTAGTAACTACTCAACTTCTGACTTTGGATTACCGGCCGCTATCTCACCAGCAGACCAAGCCATAACTAAGTTTAGTGCTAAAGATGCGGTTTCTGTTGACCAGAATATTGTTGTTTACAACCCAAGCGTTGGGCTTGATGATGTTCTTGGTCACGTAGCTCAAACTTCAAAATTCCATCAACAAAAGGTAAATGGAAGCTACTCTAAAGGGAGTTCAGCGCCAGGTACTGTTGGCTCATCACATTCTATATCTGGAGGTGTAGTTAAGTGGAATACAGGGATTGATTATACAGACACTCAATTAGTATATATTGCTCTGAAGGTTGATAATCCGGCTGGCACTTGGTTTTGGCTTGGCTTTATTGCCGGAGGGGCTACAGCTACCGCTCTTATCGCCTCTAACACATCACAGCCACCATCAGCAAGCAATGTTGGTGGAAAGCTAGTTATCAGTAGCCCGAAATTTGGTAGCAATTCTCTGGGTGTTCACGGAGGTGAAATTAGACTGATATAAAAAAGCCCCGAAAGGGGCTTTGTCTTTTATCAGAAAGGGATTTCATCGCTGAAGTTTTGTTGTGGTTGTGGCTGCTGCTGTTGTTGTGGTTTTTGTTGTTGCTGTTGCTGCTGCGGTTGTTGTGCACCTGCATCACCACGCTGACTAAACTCAAGTCGAGGGTTATTCATATTTACAGTAACGTAAGTCTTGCCATCTTTATCCCTAACATCAACAGAAAGAGTCTCTGCGCTAACGCTAACAACCTTACCCTCTTGAAATGCTTCATTATACCAATCCAGCATGGATTCTTTAGCGAAGAAGACTGCGCGATAGTTTGTGTACTGATTTTTACCATCCTTATCCTTGTATCGCTCACTCAAATCAACTGCGAACATCTTCCAGTTACCATTTGCATTTTGACCTTCTTTAGTGAATGGAGCGCGGCGAATCTGACCAGTAATTACGTGCATGTTTTATCTCTCTATTGGTTGGGGCCTAAGCCCCGTTTAATTTAGAATGTGTCGATTTGTTGTGATTCTACTTCAATCTTTTCTTCAGGACTACTTTTTTCTGCTACTTTCTTTGGTGTTGCTGGGTTAAAGCCAGTCATCGCATTTGCTTCAATCTCTGCCTTGCGCTCAATGATGTGGGGTTCGAAAACCTTCCATCCTGCTGCATCAAGTGACTGCCTAGCCTCCTTCCAGACATTACGAAGCTCATCAAGAGTATTGCACTTCTCAAGCTCTCGCTTAAAGTCCTTAACACCTTTCGCTGCAAGATTACCATCATCATCTGCCTGGCTAAGTCCTAAAGCTGCTGTGATTCCGTAACGTCGAGCGTATGTTAATGCTGAGCCGTAACCTTGTGCATCATTCTTACTGATTGGGACAATCATTAAGAAGCTAACCCACTCTCCAGATTCTGCGTGGAACAGCTTTGTCTCAACCTTCATACGATTCGTTTGATCATCATCTAGTACGCTCTGGAACATAACCAGCCCGCACTCATCAAGTCCTGGCTCAACAGCCGCTAATACGTCTTCTAAGGTTGCATATTTATTCTTTAAGTGAGAGTTCTGCTTCGACTTTTCAGCCTTTGCAAATAGCGATTTAGCAGTGTGTAGCGCGTTTAAAATTGATTTGCATGATTCTGAAATTTGCATTTTTAACCTCGTTCGTTGTTGATGGGGTAATCATACCCCACCTTTTAATTTTTTCTTTAGCAATTAGTGCTATTTAGATTTCTTTGTATTGCTTCATATCCCACTCAGGAACATCTAAATCAATCTCTGTTGCGCCCATTGCATAACCTGGCCACACATCATTCTCTTTGCACTTCTTGTAAGTGGCAAGTGCCTCTAAATACATTCTGCGTCCAACCTTCAGTTGATCCTCCGTGATATTGTAAAGCATTGGTAAGTAAGGCTCATCTTTCTCTATTGCCAGTAGTCTTACTTTTGTTTTTCTTTTTTCATTGAAGGCCCTAACAAAAACATCGTGCTGGAGCGCCATTTTTGCGAGGTATCCATGCTTGAATGCAAGCCTCCCAAATTCCTGAGGTGATGCGCTTGCTGTCGTCTTCAGGTCGGTAATGCATACTACGCCATCAACAATGTCAACGTGGTCGATTCGAATCTTCACTCCAACACCTAGAATCTCACCGAAGATTGATAACTCTTTCTGCGCCGTCTCACTGTTCACGATTGCATTGTACGCCGGAATATTGCAAAGAACCTCACGCATTGCCACCACCTTGTCGTAATCTGCAGCGCTAACTAGCTCCTTACCCTCAGCAAGCGCCTGTGCGCTCTCCTGCTGCTCAATTAGCCATTTAACATCCCAATCCTCACCGGAGCGATACATCATCTCTACGAGCTCTCTATAGCCCTTCCCGGACGTACCAGCTACACCAACCTTTTTAAGCGCTGCCGATAATCCTGTCTTGCTTGTAATTAAGCCTTCAATCGCGTCAAGGTCGGTTGCGCGAAGGTATTCTTTATAAAACATGTCACCTTCTAGGATATACGCGTGGCTTAGCGTGCCGAACTTAAGCGCCTTGCTATCATTATTTCGCTGCTTGAATTTCCATTTAGCTGGTGAGCCCTGAATAATCTCGACAAGTGAAGAGCCGGAGATGTGGTCAGCTTCAGAGTGGTAAGCCTCGTTACTTAGCTCTTCTCTGGTGTAGACTTTAAAAGTCATTTTATTTTCACCTCAACATTTCTCGTTGAAACAGTAACCGGAACCTCACTACAACCCATAAGTGATTTCGCCAAATCAGAACAGGTGGTTGTTATATTTATCTCCCTTCCAGTGCCAAATTTTACCCTTAACCTTACCTCAGGATCTTTATCGTCGTTGTATGGTGACTTGTTAATGTCAATAAATGCCTTCATGTTTTAATCCTTAACTTTAACCACTTTAACAGACTTCAAATCTTCATCGGTAAAGTACCCGGTCAGCACATCTCTGGCTTCTTCTTTGGTATCGAATCGGTCTGCCTCATTCTTATCGGTAGTGTAACCGGCCTCTCCTCCAAAGTAGCAGTCTCCGAACAGTGCGTTGTTTTTCTCTTTGATAATGTAGTAGGTCATTTCTGTATCTCTCTGGTTGTTTGCTTTCGATGAGGTAACTATATATTCGGTACCGTAGCCAGTCCAATTGATTTTGCCAATCGTTGATTCAAGTTTACACGTGAATACTTGTAATTACCTGTAGGTATTGCAACCAGTTACGTTTCTTGGCATCTCAGCCCAGCCATAGCTCAATGTAACCAGTGTGTATATCGTGTATGCCGTTTCTAGCGGAGGGTGCGTTAGTGCGCTGCCTTCTAGATACTGTATAAATCCACATGATATTAAAATTATAACCGGAACACTATATAGAAGTAGTTACATGATATACACAGTAATATATATAATAATAATAATAAGAGTAAAAGGTTGATATATATAGATATTTTAATGTAACCAATGCGTAAATTGGCGTAACTGGGCGTATATCATTTCTCGCGGATGATATTGTATACATCGAGTTACATCAGTTACGCGTATGCAATGGCACGAATAGCTAAAACTCATACGCAAAACCTGGTGTAGTTGGTAACTCAAACAACGAAAGAGGGTTTTGAAATGGTTATTTGGTCTTTATTTGATGGTTCCGGTCTGGCTGCAAAGGATTGGGCTGAAGCTGGTCACACTTGCTACTGCTTCAACTTTGACGAGTCTGATCACGGTAGTTACGGCGATTTGAATGCAAAGGTTGAGCATGAGAACATTAAGTACGTTAACGCATGGATTGATGCAAATTTCGACTTTGATGAAAAGCCTGATTTAATCCTGGCTTTCCCGCCGTGCACTGATTTGGCTGTGAGTGGGTCAAGACATTTTGATCGTAAGCGTCAGGCCAATCCAAACTTCCAGATTGAAGCAGCAGAAACGTGCAAGGTTGCTTTTAACCTTGCTGGGAAGTACGGCGTTCCCTATATGATTGAGAACCCTGTGAGCGTACTGTCATCACTTTGGCGAAAACCTGATAACACTTTCCACCCATACGAATACGGTGGGTATTTGACAGAAGATGATTCACACCCGTTTTTTAGCGACCTAATAAAGCCTCGTGACGCGTATCCTAAGAAGACGTGCATCTGGTCTGGTAATGGGTTTAAATGGCCTGATGCTGCTCCAGTTGACGTTAATGATGGATACTCAGACCAACACAAGAAGCTAGGAGGGAAGAGCAAGAAGACAAAGGTAATTCGCAGCCTTACACCTCGTGGATTTGCAAGGGCTGTATTCTTGGCGAATAGCACTAATTGCTAAACACTGATCGCAAGGATGCGGTACTATTACTCCATCGAAACTAAACAACTTAATGAGGAATTCAAAATGACTAACTTAATCAAACTTTCAATCATCGCGGCGACAGCAATCATGATGGTAGGTTGTTCCTCTGGTCCTCGCCCTGATGGTTGGTGCGCAACGCAAGCAAACGGCGTGTGCGTTGCTAAATGGAAGGGTGGCGCAGTAGTTCCTGCTGGTGATGTAGATATTCGTTACGCCGGAATTGAAAGCAAGGCTGGAGGAGGTTACGGTGGCTCAGTTGCAGATCACGGAAGTAAGGAGTGGAAATAATGCCTCAGGGTATTCTGATAGACTTGAATGATGGAAGGCCGGCAATGGAGATTACTGCGGGATTAAGGGCACCAGCAGTGACCGGTTCAATAAACACCAATGGGCTTTCAACTCCTGCAAGTTCGTGGGATTTTGGATTGATAATGTCACCTGGCTCTACGGCTTTCTGCCTACCAACGAAGGCAGTCCACGTTGATGCTTACGATGTTGTACCTGAAGTTTATTATATGAACGGATTCCAAAAGGTTAATGACGGAACTGGCAGGATAACACTTAGTAACTTCAACGGAGCCAAGGGTCGAATAATTGACTTTGCTGGGAACTGCTTTGAGATACTACCAGCTTCATCTTCATCAAGTCCTGGAATACTTGTTGAGAATTCAACTGACTTTCTGGCAATATCAAGCAACTCAAGACTAATGTCTGCGGCATGGGTTGGTGGTATTCAGGTTAACGGATCAGCATCACTACCAGTTAGCGGCATACCATTCGGCAAGTGGGATAATCCAAACGTATCACTTGAATCAGATGGATCAACAATATGGTGTAGGGATATAACCTACGGAGGTACAGATGATGTTGCGGCAAGCACTTATGTTCAGCTGGTGATATTCAGGAATGAACCCCCACCCGCCGGGCCTGGACTCACAATGTCAAATAGCTCTGGTCAGATTGTTTTTTCAAGTGTTCGCCGCCCATTTGTTCTTGGTGGATTCATTCGGATCAATAATGGATACCAGTCAATAAATGGTGGATTCTTCCCGCTGCTTAGATGCGGCGCCACTACTAGAGTTACTGGAGGTTATAACAACTTAAGGTACAAGGGGATTTGCATGTCTGGAGGCTCTGTTAGGGCTGTTCCTGGTTCTGTAATAGGTAACTACTCAACTCGGACTGGCGCTCGGTTTCCTTTCGACACGAACATATCAATGGCACTTCCATTTATCCCAAACTTCTACTAAAAGAAAAGCCCCAATTAAGGGGCTTTATTTATTACCACACTCCAACCACCACTCTTCCTCCGTTCGGTAAGTTTACAGTGATTCCGTTATTGTTAATCTGAACCGTGTTATTTGTTCCGTTAAATGCGAAGTTGCCATTGTTAGCGTAAAGATTACCTCTTACAGTGGCATTGCTTAGCTCTGCACTTCCTGATTTATCAATCCTCCAACCTGTAGTACCTGCTACGTAGTTATTCGACTGAATAAAGTCACCAATCTTCGCGTTACTGATAGAGCCATCGCCGATAACTGCGCTCTGGATGATTACGTTTCCGTTCTCGACAACAAATGGGAGTTGCCACTGACCGGAGCCAGAACCGATGCCGTTACTGATCGCGAATCTGTTTGCGTCAAAAATGAATTGACTGCGAACATTTTCACCAGTGCCAACAAGCTCCATGCTCATGCCGGATGAATAAGTCTGTCCATTGTATTTCAGTCCAAGACTAATTCCGTACTGCACTCCAGTTGACGTGGCATTAGAGAAAGCATCCAGTTTCTGGTTTATAGCCGCCTCATTTTCGCCAAGTCTTGCCGATAGAGCCGTGTCCGCAGTAGTTCTCGCCTCTGTCTCTGTGGCTAATGCAGTCTGAACTTCTGTAATCGATGCTACAACTTCATCATCTATCTGTGCTTTAAGTGCTGTGAGAGCCTCTACTCGCGCCTGAGTTTCATCAGCTATGAGATTCACTGCCTGAACATATTCAGCCTTACGTTTGCCGTTCTCCCTTATCATGCGTCGAACATCAGTATCATTAGCTAGTGCGTTCTCAAGGATTGACTCTGCCTGATTCTGAATATCCTGATTCTTTTGAATAGCATTCTGCTCGAGATATTTGAATCCTTCCGATCCTTCAATATCAACCTTGATGTAATCGTTGATAATGTTGGCGTCGTCAGTACTCATGCCTCTAGCAAATTCAGACCAATCAGAGGTATTTCCGATTCTGTCAATCAATCTTGCGCGATACCAGATAACTTTGCCTGGCTGAACTGGCGTATGCCAGTATTCATAGGCAGGATACGGAAGTAATGTGAGCAAGCTTGCATTGTCATGATTGTAAGTACCGTCACCATTATCAGCAACCTGCTGAAGTTCGGTGTAAGCAGTGTCACCAGAACCCTCAGGGAAACCCCACTTAACTCGGATGCCAAATACTTCATCAGTTGACGCCGTGATAACAGTAGGTGCAGATGGGCGACCAATCTTACCAGTTAGCGATACCGTTACAATGTTAGACCATGCAGACACGTTTTCAGTATCTGATACGCTGCGAACCCTAACGTCATAGATTCCTGCGTAAATGCCCTCAATATCAACTTCTGTGCTAGCTGTTCTGGGTACGTTAATCCAGTTGCCATTCTCTTTTCTCCACTGAACATTGTATGTTTTAGCGTATGGCGCCTTATCCCATCCGATAACCATAGTCTCAACCGATAAGCCCTGGACAACCTTACTATAGCTTGAAACGGTCAGGTTTTCTGGTGGCGATAATCTGTCAGGCTCCACGATTGAAGTCGGGCGGTCAACAATGTTAACGCCGTAGTCAATCTCGTCGTACTTGTTCGGGTCATACTCTACTGCGGTAATCGTGTACTGGAATGAATCCGAACCATCAGAATCTGCTTTTTGAATCCCGGTCACAACGTATTGCTGAAGCGCAAGATTATCCTTATCGATTGCGAATACAGTGTCTGGCTGAGCTACGAAGCTAAATGCAGTGTTAAGGTTGATTGTTCTACCATCTTCCGAAACGCTGGCAATAGTTCTTGCCTCTGGACTTCCGTCTGGCTTGTTCAGAAGAATTCTGTCACCAGGCGCTGCGTCAACTTTAAAAGGGGTAAAAACCTGCAATCCCTGAACTGACTCAATACGACCGGAAAGGTTTAACTGATAGTTGCTCGACCATGCAGCGTCATTGACCGCAATTACCTCGCCAATCATCGGAATCATGCCTTCCAACCCGGTAGTGAAGCTGATAGTTTCGCTTCTTAGGTTGGTTTTCAGTAGCCATCTGCCACGTCTGTTTGCTTCGCTTCTTCGCGTGCATCCAATTGCCGTAAGGTCGACTGGATTGAAGCCGAATCGGCGAGTAGCCTCTAGCTCAAATACTGGCTCAACATCCTGCTGATAGTTGTTCTCAACATCATCAAACTGAACGTTTGCCGTGGTGTAAAGGCTCTTATCACTGGCAAAGGTGCGGCTGAATAATCCGTTTACAACGTTATCATTCGTGAAGATGTATGATGGATTGCGAGGCTTGTCGACAACGATGCCAATCTTTTCGCCATCATAAAAAGTTAGGCCACGAAAGATTGAACAAATATCACGAATTAGCGTGTAAGCCTCAACTTTGTTCTGTACAACCATGTCGCACAGGTAGCGCGGCTCCATTCCACCCTTTCCGTCTGGAACCATCTGGTCGCAGAATTGCGCAGCTTCATACAGACCCCATTTATCAATCTCTACACCCAACTCTCGCTGGTCAAGACCATATCGGCGGTTTGTTACTAAGTCATAAAGAACCCAGGCCGGGTTGTTTGACCACGCCATTTTGAAAAGCCCATTCCATGTCCCGTTGTAAGTTCTCGTCCACGGGTCGTAGTTTGTCGGGACCTGAATTAGCTTCCAACGCTTCTTAATTGAGATTGTTGGGATTCCGTTAGGAAAAAGGTCAGAGCCGAACTCAACGTAAACCAGAGCCGTAAGCGGATAGCGGAATTTAGCGTCGATTACTTCCTGATAGGTTGTAATCTGCATTCCGTTTACGAGCGTGCTACTTGTTGAGTCTGGCGTAATTTTACGGATTCTAACCAGTGCGCCATCAAACTCTGCTGGAAGGTTCACGCGAATGCTGCGGTCGTAACCCGTAGTTGTCTTCCCGTTTGCAACTCCTCGAGTGTATTCCTGGTAAACACCACCGTTAACAGAGAGATCAATTGCATACTCGCATGTAGTTCCGTTCAGGTCGCCGTTACTTTCTTGCTTAACTAGTCGAGGCCAAAATAGCTTAACTCGAATTGCTGATAGCTGAGTATTGTTAACCGCGATGATATACGGGGTATCGTTCGTGATTTCTCTGGAAGCCTGAATCTCTGAGTTTGCACCATCAAGGCCAGCGATATAATCCTGATACTGCGTACCAGAACGGAACTCAGCGAGAACACCTTCATAGTTGTAGCTGCCGTCTTGGTTTTGCACAGGAACGTCAGCAAGGTATAAATCCTTCATTGAGAAGTTTGGATCCACCTCTCCATCAGCAACAGCGAGCAACACCTTAACCTTGTTAAGTGAAATAAGGTTGTCTTCCTGCTCAACTGGTTGATGCTGATTCTGGCTACCGCCTTTAGCACCATAAATCTTAATCTCTTCAGCCATATCACAAAGCCTCATGTTTGTTTTGATCATTTGTGCCATTCTACACTAAATAAAAAACCCGCACTAGGCGGGTATGATATTTAAGCAATGTCTTCACTATATGAACCGGCAGAAAATACAGATCCGCCAACCGTTCTATAGCCATATGGTAGACAAACTGGATAGCCAGCAGCTACAGTGTTTACAGCTGAGCCAAATGCGTATGATGCGCGGTTGCTTGTTTTGTTGTCCTGGGTCTTTAATCCAGTTGCTTGCGGTGAAAGTAATTGCGCAATACCACCAGCAGCTAAAGATACACCAGCTCCAACAAGATAAATCTGGCCAGTGAAGATACCAACCGTGATAAGCGCGGCACCTAAAATTGTCTGAAACAACCCGCCAGACTTACGGCCTTGAGGGATTGGTAAGATGCGTATCTCCTGAACGGCGTTAAAATCCTCAATTCTATGCTCGTTCACATTTTCCCCATCCACAAATACAGCGTACTTTGTATTCTGCCCGACATGGCTGCTCATGAACTCCTTAAAAGCAGGAATCTGAGAACAAAGCGCTCGCATTGCCTCGGGTACACTACTCACCGCCATTTGGTGAATCTTGCCAAACTTGCGACCTAGAGATAAGCCTAGCTTAATATCAATCAGTTTCTGGGTCATAAATTACATCCTCTGGTAAATTCTTATGTCGAACGATTCGCACTGTGCGCTCTCGCCAGTAATCGGAGTAGATATCAATGGAACTCATTTTTCCATAAAGGTGATGAATGAATCTGTTATTGCCAATGTAGATTCCGGCATGGTTCGTCACCTCGCTTTGCACCTGCATCATAATCATTGAACCAATCGGAATATCTGAAGTTTTTACTACCTCAAATCCTTCCTTAATCCAATTATCGTCATAGATATTTTCATTGTACCGTTTCTCCCACCACGGGTAATTAACTCGGTAGTCATTCAGTTTGACGCCGTATTTCTTGTGAAATTCCATGACTAAACCCCAGCAGTCAAAGCTACCAAGACCCCATGGACGACCAATCAGTGGCATGGTTGATGGTTCAAGAATCCGCATATCACCCTCTGGTATGCTGACGATAACGTAAGGAATCTCGCACTCGTTGCAGCTGCAAATATCCGCAGGGCTGGGCCTTGTTGTGGCTCCATCGCCTGTGTGAGAGTGAACTACGTAAACAATTGACTCATTGTGAGCCAGCTCAAAGAGAACATCTGCATACTCATTTGAATCAAGGATGAATTCATTCCCTGGGTCTTTGCTTGCATTGGTGATTCTGTGATACTTCTGCGCCCTACCCTTCTGCGTGACAACCCCGCAGCACTCATTCGGGTAAACCTCCTTTGCGTGCTGAAAGATTTCTAATTTGCATCTTTTTGTTAACATAAATCAACTCCATGGTTTTTATGAAAATCATTTATGGACCTAAATTTTTTAACAGCCACATAGGCATCTTGCCTTGATTCAAAGTAACCAAGATTAAACCTCTTGGAATTTACTGTCGCGTAAGCATTCCACTTTGAATATTTTGGATACCAAGAAACGCCTGTAAAACCGCTTTTATTATCAATTCTTTTAGATGCATTCCTCTGATTAATTGACTTTGTAACAACTCTTAAATTCTCTATCCTGTTATCGTCCCTAATGTGATTTAAATGGTCAACCTCCATTCCATGCGGTATTTCACAGTTATGCATCTCCCAAATAACCCTGTGTGTCATATATAAAACTCCGTGAAATTTCACAAATCTATACCCTTTTATTTGATTTGATCCAGCTTCCGAACCAACCTTAGCCCTCCTACCAGGGCTAACTTTTCAATAAATCTTGCCATCTCTGTATTCGAAAATTTCATTCCAGTTCATTTTTAATCTCCAATTTAAGAGATTAGAGGATAGCTCAAAATTGAGCGGTCCTCTTAACAAAAAGTGCTATGATTGATTAGCTTTAGCCTGAAGGCTTGCCGCCGCACAACCGCCAAAATCCAACTGATTATTCTCACCAAATCTAATTTTGCAGCTATTAACTGTTCCTGCGCAGAAGTCTAGTGACGGATCTGCCACTGGGTTATCATCCTTGTCGAAGTATCGATTTCCAGCATAGGCACAACCATTTCCGCTACGATACCAACCCCTGGAGGCAAAATAGCAAACAGACTGAACAAGTCGCGCAGGAATATAAATACCATCCATATCCATGGGGCTGCTTAACTCAAATGATGCCGTTTTGTAGTCAACCTGCTTTGGCCTCTCAATGAAGTAAACAAATCGGCGATAGTCACCATCAGCGATGCTTCCATCCTCATTGATGTTTTCTCTCGTAGTAATCCAGATCGTAACCTTAGCTTTAACAAGTCCATTGTATGTGCGAATCAATGCGCTAATGCGCTGGTCTACGTTTGATACTGTCAACGTAACCTTGTTAGCCTTACCGTCAGAAGTCATATTGATACCCGAGATACCAAATGGTCGAGGCCCGTACTCTTCACCGCGAAATGTAATTGTTTTCTCTGGTAGCGGATCCCCATTCATTTGTGCCAGCATGATTTCTTCTGGCGTGTAAGAGATGTTCTCATTGTGGAAGTTATAAACTAGAGAACCAAATGATGTTCCGTCAACCTGGATTAGTGTCACAATTTCTCCAGGGAAAAGGCTTTGCAACTGATTTTCAAACTTTGGACTTAACATGATTTTCTCCAATAAAAAAGCCACTAATGGGGCTTAGTTTAACGCATTGAGCTAAATACTTCCACGAATTGCATGCTTACAGTCTGAATCTCCTTACTGAGTGGTGTAACACTAATGCTATCCTGCTGAATCACAAACATTGATGTGTCACCCTGCGGCGTAGTCCAGAAGAACGGCGTAATGATGTGGTTGAAGCAAAAGTCCATCACATCACGCCAGTCACTGTTAGTGTAGGTCATCTGGTAGCTGCGCTTATTACTTCGGTAGCCGCCTGTTCCTCTAGCCTCATAACCATTTCCGAAGCTAACAATTCGCACATTGTTCGTGTTACTGAAGGATGCGGAACCACCATGAATCTGCGTACACCAGTTAAAAGTCTCAATAGCCATAAAAATCCTTAGGGGCCGAAGCCCCGTTAATTAGTTAAATCCGCGCAGGTACTGATAAGCCCTGCCGCCCTGTTGGAAAGACTGAGAAATCTCTTCAGCTACGATTGCCTTAACTCCATTTTGCAGCGCCTTGGCCTGTTCTGGGTCGCTACCAACACCTGAGTTCACGTTAACCGTAATGCCGCTAACATTAACATCTGCGCCTCCAGAAACCAAGCCACCATTTGCATAACCCGAAGGACCACCAACAACACCGCCGTTTGCATAACCTTTCATTAGAGCGTAAAGGTTCTTAACACCGATTCGGCTTGTTGCTTCTTTTGTGAATACAAACTCACCACGATGCACAGTGCCTGCTGGTTGATACTTCCCACCATTGCCAGTGTAACCACCATTAGCAAATCCACCACCAATCGCAGATGCGATAGAGCCAATCGCGCCACCAGAACCGCCAAAGCTACTTAAGCTAGACTCAATTGCCTTAACAATAAGGAGTTGGGCCGCAATCTTAGCAATCTGCTTGAGGATGCTAACCGTGAACTCCCTGAAGTTAGTTTCGCCAGTGGTTACAAGGTTTGTAATCTGGTCAGTAATACCTTCGAAGACTGTAGTGGTTAAACTTCCAGCAATTGAGAATGCATCCGTCGCGCTCTCAGCCCAATTGGCAAAGGATTGATTCACGCCGGCTAGCCAGTTTTCACGTAGCGCATCCTCCTGAGCATAAAAGTTACGTCTTGCTTCGAGAAGCTGCTGAAAATCAACGTCATCAAGTGCGCCGCCAGCGTTAACCTGATTGGACTGAAGAGCCTGAATCTCCTTAGCTCTTTGCTGCTCACGAGATGATAATCCAGCACCCAAATTAATATTGCTTGCCTCATTGTTAATCTGAAGAATCTTCTTGCGGTTATCTTCAGCTAACTTATTAGCTCGCTCCTGCAAAACAATCTGATCACCTAGCTCAGCCTTCTGTCTTGCCAGCTCAAGAACTTTATCCTTTTCAATGAGAAGTCTTGCTTGCTCTTTGGTAATTGAGCCATCAAGTTGCCTCTGCTCAAGAATCCTGAATTTAGCCTCCTCCTGAAGATACTGCTTGCGCTCATTGCTTATTACTGCGCCAATATCCCTATTTTCCTGAAGCACCTTGAGTTGAGCCTGAAGTGCTAGAACGCCAGATTCATAACCAATTGTTAAATCTCTTTGCTCTTTAACCCTACTATTTTCTTCCTTCCTGTTCTTCTTGATCGCATCAAGCTCATCCTGAAGTGCCTTCCTCCTTTTTGCAAATTCCTCATCAGTACCCGATTGCTCATTCGTATTCTGATTTTCCCTGCGAGTAACGTAACCAAGTTCTCCTTCTCTGATTCTGGCATCACGCTCCCTGATAGACTTCTCTAGCTCAAGGTTTTGTTTCTTAGCCGAGTCGATAATCTTTTGCTGACCCTTGATAACATCATCACCAACGCCGTCAAGGCCAGGGATGTTCTGCAATGCATGGGTTGCACTAATTACGAATTCACCAATCAGCACATCACCCTGGTTAATGAAGACCCTGATTTGCTCAATGGTTCCAGCTATTACGTCAACAAACAGGTTCAGCGCCCCAACCGTTCTACGACTAATTGCATCCCAGATATCAGAGATGTACTTTCTGAAATCATTCCAGGCTAGCTCAAGCGGAGTTAACTGCGCAGCTATGTCGTTAAGTTTGGCTTCCTGAGACTTGCTGAAAATGTCAATTGCGGCGGTAACAGCCTCAACCTCTCCCTTTGTCTTTCTCAGGTTTTCGATTGTCGTCAACTGCCCCTGCGTGAGGAAGTTAAAGCGCTTATCCAAATCAACCAATCCCTGTATTGGGTCGCTTGCAATCTGGTTATAGTAACCAGTAATCTCCTTCGCATCCTTACCTGTCAACTGCGCCCATCTTGCGGTCGATTTAGTAATCTTGTCAATCTGCGTCAGCGTAAGGTTCCCTTGCTCAATAAGGCTTGTTGCGATGCTAGTCACAAGTCCTCTGGTAGCACCTGTTGCATCAGAAACAGAGCTAACCAACTCTCTAACCTGCGAGATTGATGCGATTGTAGAGTTGTTGGAGAAAGCAATTGCGGAGTTTAATGCTCTGAATTCACTTTCAGCCTGAGCTGCACCAACACCAAGAGCAATAAGTGCGCCACCCAAAACACCAACAGCTACATTAAATGGGTTTAAGGCTGCAAGCGCGAATCTAAAGGTGTTACCAATACCGCCAAATGAATCCTTGATCTGCCCACCCTGCTGAATTGCAATAAGCCAAATCGGAATGCCTCCAGCAAGCGACGTGCCAATATCAGTAATCTGCGCTGGTAGTTGAGATATGGCATTCTTGTATTGACCTGCGCTTAAGCCAGAGCGCTGAAAAGCCTTGCTCTGAGCAATTAACTGGGTGTTTGCCTTCTGTGATGCGTCGGCGATTCTGTCAATGATGGGTGCAGCCTGAGAGCTTACGCCAAGCTGAGCAGCCTGTAACTTTAAGTACTCCTCACGCGTCAATGTTGCCGCTTGAGCCTGTCGCTCAAGTGAAGCAATGAATCTATCAGCTTCATCCTTTGCCTTTGCCTTATCCTTTGCGGCTTGAGCTGCCGCCCTACCCTCTTCAGTTAGTGCCGCACGTGAACGGGCGAGCTTTGCATTCTGCGTTTCAAGAGCCTCGCCTAAGCGGAAAAACTCCTCATCAGGAACTACGCCAGCAGCAAATGCCTTATCAAGTCCTACAGCCGCCTCTTGCAGCTTACGGAACTTTGCAGCAGTTGGATCAATAGCAGTTTGCAATTTAGCTAAAGATGCTTGTTGCTCAGCAAGTGCGTGAGCGGTATCTCTAGCCTGGTTTTTCGCAACCTGCTCAGCATTGACGAACTCACTAATACCGGAAGCGGCTTGCTGGTTGGCCTGCCTGAACTTCTGTAGGGATTGCGTACCCCTGTCTACCTGAGATACGTCTACGGCTAGTGTGATTCCGGCTAATTCATTTGTTGCCATCTAAGCCTCCATAATAGAAAACCCGCCGAAGCGGGTTATTTTTTTCTCAGGTTATCCATCATCTCAAGAGCCTTAGCTTCAAGGATGCGTAAATCGCTGAGTACCAATTCTTCTTCAGAAACATTATACACTCTAAAGAGGAAATTTAGCACGTTGTAATCTAGACCTGTTGCTCCGTTAGCTCCGACTCTCCACTGCGTAGCCATTGAACAGTAAATGTCCCATGCTTTCATCATGTTTTCGTCGAAGTGTAAAACTTCAGGCTCTTCATCTTCGTAATCAGAGCGGCGCATCCCAATAGCTTCCAGTTCGGCATCAGTTGGCTCTGACTGGTACTGTAGATACACCGCCCTCTTTAGTTTTTTACTCGCTGACCAGCAAGCGCTTGCATATAAGCGGTAGTTAGCGCAACTGTTGAAGCTGGGAACAGATCAGAGAACTCATTAACGTTATCCTCGTTGTACTCCTCTTCCAAGTCCCAATCAGAGGCAATTGCCATAATAAGCTCTTTGGTGCTCAAGTCTTCTTTCTGTAATAACTCCTGAAGCTCTGAGGTTTTCTTGTGTTTGACTGTAAAAATAACCTCTACATCCTGGTCGTTAGCCAGCTTGAATTTTACTGGGAGCTTAAAGTCAGGAAGTGCAGCCAGTGAAAGTTTGAACTTTGCCATTTTGTTAATCCTCTTATTGTTTGTGAGTATGTATTCTATTACTTAGTGTTTTCTTTTGCAATCTTAGCAGCTGAGTCCTTGCAGACCTCTTTGCCATATTTCATGATTTGGTCAACTTTACCACCTACAAGCTCCTGGCAAGCTCGCTCAGCCTTAGCAAATTCAACAGTGTATTTGTTTGCCTTGCTATTCGCATCAGCCTCGCCGGTTGGGTTAACAATCTGAACTACTGCATAAAGAGCAACCAGTACCGCAGCAAGCTTGATGATGTTTTTAACGTTATTCATTTCTTTAATCTCTCATTTAGTTTCGATGAGATAACTATACAGCAAAGTTGAATAAACGCTTTAGCAAAAAGTGCTATGCAATAAAAAACCCTCCGAAGAGGGCTTATGCTTTAAACTTCTGCTGCCACAGAGGACAGTCGACCACGAATTAATACTGCGATGGATACCGTTTCGATTTCGTTAACACCAATGGTAGGGGTGTCGTTGAAAGCGATAGTGCCGGACTGTAAACGCATTTCCTGAGCTCGAGGTACGAACAGACGAATCGCGACAACCTGTCCTGACTCATCGTAGTTACGCAGAACCGGATAAACCGGGTTAGTGTACTCATGAGCGAAGGTGAAGGTGTTCGTTACCGCAGATTTATAAGTCGGGATCTGCTGCTCACGGTCATCTGACAAACACTGGAAGTTAACGAACTGCTGTTCGCCGCCGTCAGTAGATACGTCCTGAACGCACGGAACTTCGAACCAGGAGGTGATCTTGACAACTTCACCAGTTAAACCAGCCGGGAATTTGGTAGTGCTTGAGGTATCAATACCCTCAATAGTTACCGAAGTGCCAGAAATTGCAGTAATTCGCACTTGCTTGTCGGACAGAAGTGTAGAGGCCGATGAGGTGAAAAGCAGGTAATCACCAACATCCAAACCAGACGCGTCAGATACAGTTAAAACAGGGGTAACTGCGTTAGAAATTGCAGTTACGCCAATTGCGCCACTGCGAGAGCCTTCTACGAAGACCTGGGTGCCATTGCTGAGATGGGCCATGTGTTTTTCCTTTTGTTAGTCTAGACGAACATAAAAATGAACCGGGATAAACCACCCAGACTTGGATTTGATAACCGGGTTAACAACTCCAGACTCATAAATGGTCCCGCTGTCAAGCATTGTACCATCAACGATAGATTCTGCCAATTGATTAGCAATTTGTCTCGGCTTATCAATTCCAGTGCCGGGACTGAAGAAAACAGAAATCTGAACCATGCCTACGTAGTATTTGCACTTCCTGCTAAGTCCGTAGGTTACAGTGTCAACCTCGATATAGTCATACTTTAGCCAGATAGATCCATCAGCTGGAGGTGTGAAAGCAACGTTTTCCCAGGATACTGGATATCTGACCGGGAAGTTATTCACCAGCAAATCATCAACATATTTTCTGGCAGCTATAGATAATTCATAATGCACGTTTAGCCTCCTCTACTGCTTCCTGGAAGTATCTACCAAGCCTCATTTGAACAATCCTAATGATGCCGTTTGGCGCCTGACCTGAACCGCCATGCTCAAGATGGATTGAGTAATCAAGTCGGTTGGTTATATAAATAACACTAGTAGCCTTTGAATTGGCAACTGCCCTAGCTTGTCTGGCGAGATATGTTTTCGTCTGCCCACCAGTCTGATCGTACTCATTGAGTGACTGCTGAGCCGGTGAATTTGCGGTGATTTGCCAGTTAGCTTTGAACCTACCAGTGTCGACAGGTGAAAGGTCAACAATTGCGTTAGCTGTTTTAGTTACCGTGTTTGCTACTACAATCTCAAAGCCCCTGTCTGCTCTATCAATCCAGTCAGCAATAGATTTCTCAAAAATAGCCACGCTTCCAATATTTCTAGCCATAAGTAGCCACCCTACGAAGAATCGGTCTATAACCAACAACTGTGCCAGTTGGTTTAACAGGGCGTGGGTCAACAACAACAAAAGTCTCACCATCAACCTTAATCTGATAACCCTGCTTGATTTCTACCTGGGCCGTGAAGATTCCTCGTTTATCGCCAAACTGGATAAACTCACCATCGATATCGCGCGTCTTGATTTCTCGCACCAAGCCTTTTAGATGGAATGTCTGCGAAGGAACCTCTACTTCAACGCCGTTAACGATTTCAACATATCCAGCGCCAGTGCTCATCTCGTAAACGCCACTTGCATCACTAAAGAAGTTAATACCAGCGCGAGTGATTGATTCGATTTCGCTGTAGTTCATCGGCAACCGCACCCACCGCCAGTAGCGGAAGTAATCAATCCAAAGCCGCCACCTTTCTTGCGGAGAAGTGCCTTGTACATGCGGCCCCATGAGGAAGATGATAAGTCACCCTGGATTGCTGATTGGTTATCATAAGTGATAGAGAATTCACCACTCAGTGCGTAACTTGCCATTCTACGACTGTATGTTTCAAGACCCTCACTCTCACCCTTAAATGCGCCATCAGAAAGCATCAGGTGTAATGCATAAAGTCCCACAGCCTTATCTTTGTCTGCGCCAAATTTGCTTTCGCATACGTATAGACGTGCCAAATCAATCCATACATTAATTGATTCGTCATCCACTGCCTTGAGCGCAGGAGCAAGCGAGCGCATAAACGCCAAAATTGCATCATTCATATTAGCTCCATACAATAAAGGACGCCGAAGCGCCCTGCTTGTTATTTGTACTCGTTACCAGTCTCAGCTTCGGAGATGGTTTTCGGTTCTTTGCGCTTTTTCTTGCTAACAATTTCTTGCACGATCTGCTTGGTTGCTTTGGTGTCACCCTCAATGGTGAGTTTACCCTCTGCGATTAAGCGCTTGAGTCCGTCACAAATTTCATCGACCTCGAAAGTGTCACCAGGCAAATATTTCTCACCCTTGTAAACGATAAGGCAAGCGCCAGTGTGTTCTAAACGAATCATTTTTGTCTCCTTTGTTTATCTGATTGAGTGATTATAACCCATGATTATCATGAAAGCCATAAAGCCTTTCAGCATCTAATCTGGCTGCAAGGGCCTCTTCGAATGAAATGTAGTTGCCTATGTATATCTTTCTCTTGTTTACCGTAATTATAGCCCTCCATTTTCCGGTGTCTTTTCTATAAGATACACCACAAGCTCCTGTAGAATTATTTTTGTATATGCTCTTGTTTTGCATATTTATAGTCCTACTGACAAGTCTAAGGTTTTCTATTCTATTGTTTTGTCTGTCATGGTCTGCGTGATCTATCTCCATTCCCTCTGGTATTTCTCCGTTATGCATCTCCCATACTATGTGGTGAACCATAGTGTGTTTGCCGTTTACCATAACCATCTTGTAGCCGCATCCGTTATTAGTTCCAGCTTCAAACCCTATCTTTGTATTGTGGCTGTGAAAGTTTGTTTTTGCTATCCAGTATATTTTACCATCTTCATATCTAAAGTATTGCGAGTAATCCATAAACCCTCCGTTTTGCTATAGACAAAAAAATAGCACCCCGAAGGGTGCTTGTCATTAGCAAATCGTGCTATTGAGCAAAGGTAATTCCTTTCATTACTGCCATCGTCAGAGGGCGGTAAACGATCAAACCTGTCGCTTTTGATGTTACAGGGTATCGGAAATGCAGGTCTTTCGGTTGAGCCGGAAGTACGTTAGTAACCTCTGGAATCTCGATACTGGCGTTAAGCGGACTCTTCTCAAACGCCAGAGCAGCCTTACCACCTGCGCCGTCGTAGTTATCCAGGAAGTGAAGATAACGCAGATTGATGCCCGAGTTGTTGGTAGCAAACAGCTGCGCGTAACTGATAGAGGTGTTAGGAACCAGCTCTTGCATCAGGCGGCGAGCGGAAGCGGGCAGCAAGATATCAGTTGCGGTGTGAGTGCCATTGGTCGAAGTCTCGATTGCATCAATAAGTGCGGTGATGTTAGTCATGGCAGCAGCTGCGGATTTCCACGCACTAGCAACAACGTTGTTGATGTTCGGATGGTCGAATACGCCAGGGATACCGTGCGGAGCAGAGCCAGACCAAACCAGCTTATCAAGCAGGTTGTCGTGCGCTTCGAAAGCCAGTGCCTGTTTGCGAGTCGACAGGGATTGACCAGTTGCAGCGCCAGCTTTAATTTCATCGGTAGAAATCAGGAATGCGTTACCGAAACGGAAGACTTTACCCTGTTTCTCATTCATGAAGGCATCAACCAGCGGCAGATCGTCAGAGTAGTCAGCGATAATCTGAGCAATGCCAACACCATCAAACTCTGGATATTCGAAATACTTCGCGTGACCAGGAATTTCATTAGTTACCGGGAAGATATTAACAACTGAGTTTTCTGCGTATTCTTTTTCGTAAGCGCGATTCAGAGCAGCGGTAAGCTGGTTAACAGTCCAGATACCAGCGGCATCTGCTTTCTCTACGCCCATCTGCTCGAGGTGAGCGGTGATTTTTGCTTGTTCTGCATCAAATTTAATGGCCATTCTTTATTGTTCCTTTTCAGTTATGTGTCTGCGGATTCATTATACAGTAGGGCGACCGCAAATCAACAGATAAGTTAGTCGCCCATAATTCGTTAGCTCGAGATGATCTTAGCTACGCGAAGCTGCGCCAAGAGGTCATTTACTTTGGTGGCGACTGCGTTAACTGCAGTGGTAGCCGAGGTGGCTACCTCAGATGCTTCAGCACCAGTCACGGTCTGGACCCCAACGTTAGCGACAGCCGCACCTGCAACAAACTTGTTGCCAGGCATCGCGTTTTTAGATCCATCGCCAATCTGGATAACTCCAGCTGCTGAGGTGCTTGCGGCGGGAAGTCCAGACACAGGAACTACGCCACCAATGTTAGCTAGCGTCTCTTGGTTCGCACCAGCACCAACAATCGGGGCAAAAGTGGCTGGTTTTCCGGTTACGTCAGCCCAAGATACTGAAACAGCACCGCCTGAACTTCCTTTATATGCGTAAGCAAAGAACTGCCCCGCCGACAGGCTCAGGCTTGATGTATCAATGGTGAATCCGTCATCAGAAGCAGCCTCAATAGCTTCGAACAGCTTGCGCATACTGTTTGACGTGATCACCTTGGCTTCAGTGATTGAACTATCGGCACCCTTTGCGACAACGATGGAATATGACTGAGAGCCATTTACCGTGATTTTACTTACTGGCTGAAAGCCTGCCGTGATAGCTGCTTGCAATAGTGCATTGAATCGTCCGCTATCTGCGTTGATAGCCTTAACTTCGGTGTAAGCCATGATTTATCTCCTTTTCTAAGTGAGAATTGAATATAACATAGGCGTAATTTGATTACAAAAAAACCCCCCGAAGGAGGTTTTATATATCTTAATTATTAAGCTGCAACAGTTGAGTCTGCGGATTGAATCAGCTGAACTTCAACCAGTGCGCCATCAACGCTCAGTTTTTGTTGGCCTGCGCCAGTGTTTGCGATGTAACCGCCAGCAAATGTAAAGCCAGTCTCCCAAGTAGTGGCAGCAGCCTTAGCAACAACAACGCCACTTGCGTTTACGAAAACCTTGCTACCAAAAACTGGCGCAGCCGCTAGGGTGGTGCGTACCCAGATGCGACCATGAGTCATTACGTTAACTGCTTCATTTACGCGAGCGGTACCATCTGGAGTCTCGTAATGAGATTTAACAACAACACCGTAAGGTTTAACTGCCGCGCCAGTTACAGCGGGAAGGCCAACAACTTTGTGACCATCTACAGGCTGAGCGTCTGTTACACCAACAACAGTACCAGCCGGAATTGCATCGCTGCCGCCAACTACACAAGCGCCGTCGATGTTATACAGAGAAGTATCAGAAACCATACCAGCCAGTGCTACGGAACGAATTGCCATGTTTATAACTCCTTATTTCTTAATTTTAGCTAAACGAGCACGCGGGTCTAATTTCTTAGGCTCATCGGCGCTGTCAGATTTGTCGGAAGCGGTAGTCGCTTTACGTACTTCAGCCATTTTATCAGATTCTTTGGCAATGTCGAACGCTGCGTCGATGTACGCGTCGGATTTATCGGCAACATCAAGGCCGGATACTTCTTTAACGTAAGCCACTTTGATTCCTTTAGCATCCAGACCATCAGCCTTAACACCAGCCTCAGCAGCAACAGCAACCAGAGCGGCGAGAGCATCAGCATCAGCCTTAGCTTTGGCTACAGCAGCTTCGATTTCAGCAGGCATTGCATCTACTTTAGCTTTCAGTGCATCACGTTCTGCGATTGCAGTGTCAGCCTTTGCGTTCAGTGCTTCGATGTGAGAAGCGATTTCCGGTGCGACTTCGAATTCCTGTGCGCCGTCGAGCTTAATTTTGACTGTCATTTCCTGTTTATCCTCTTTATTGATATCAACGTCAGTAGTATACGGGTTTTCCTGCTCACCGTCCATATTCAATTTGGCAATGCCTGCACGACCTCGATATACCATTGCAAGATGGTTCACTTTAATGTCACGCTGAATTGCGTCGAATTCCTGCCAACCTTCTGGTACGTCGAATAACTCACTTTCAGAATTAAGGAAGTACTCGCCAGTAACAGGGTCGCCCCAACCAGGGGTGTAATCAATAACCGATGAGTACCCAACGGATAACTCTTTGGCATTACCTGCCATAGCTTCCTTAATGGCTGTGTTATCGTAAATAACAATTGGAGCAACCACGGAGCTGCCTAATGGCTCTGCCTTTCCAGCAACTGAGCCAACTACTACCTCTTTAGCGTTCTCTGAGTTAACGAAAACATGGTCAAGAGTCATTGGCTTACCCTGGTAGCTGGCTAGAGATTCATCCTTGAAAACCTCCTCGGCTGGGCGAAACTCTCTAACCGTGCGACCGTCCTCCATGTAGTAGACTTGCACGCCTAGACGTGCGACTACTGGAGTATCGACTAAGAATCCATTCTCGTCGATCGTTGCCTTAAACATTGCGCTGTCATAGCGGATTTTACTCATTAATTACAACCTCCTCTATTGGTTCTTGTTGCGCGGCCTCAATATCACCATCACTAATCTTAATCTCTGGTGCGATAGTGCGTAGTGTATCACGTGCTTCGTTAGTATCCATAACGCCAGATGCAATTAGTGCCGCAATGCTGTTTACGTTCTTCTCCAGAATCTCCGCCTTGTCCTTGCTTGATTCCTGAGCTAGAGGATAAAACTCTACCGACCATTCTTGCTCGTCTGAAATGAACGGAATAATGAACCCGAGAATCGGCAGTAGTTCAGCGTTACGCTTTCGATCGACTAGCTTATGGAATGTCTCAAGTGCTGTGTTCTGGCTTGACGACACGCCGCCAACATTCTTGTTCTTCAGGATGATTTCATGGATTCCGCTCAGGGCGACAATTCTGTCAAACTTCTTATCCAGGAACGCATCAATCCCGCCAATGTCAGAGTTTAGAACGCTGTACTCTTCGGATTCTGCGTCAATTCCAATCGCCTGACCAACTCCGCTATTGTTATCAACCTGGGCGAGGCGCAACCTTGCGGCACCAAATCCTTCGCTATCATCACACAACTCAGCTAAACCCTTCGCCTTCCAGACCGCTTGCTGTTTACGCTTGAGCAGTTGAGTCGCCAGTCTCTCGCAGTTTGTGTAATCCTTAATTGAGTCAATAATGTCACTGGAAAGAACGCTGCGGCCCCAGCCATCATTCTGCCTACGCATTGCGTTAGGTACGCGCTCTCCGTCAATGATGTGAATTCGGCTGTAATGCACATCGTAGAACATATCGCTTTCGTTAGTGGTGATTCTGTAGGTTAGCGGCTTACCGAAACGTGCATTGCGTGGATTTTCCTCGCGAGTTTGTACCTTTACCTGCGTACGGTCGTAAACGCGAACAGTTTCAAGCTCAGCCCCTTCTCTGACTGGGCTTGTTAATGCTCTATTGTCCTTAACGATAGCGACAATTGCAGAACCGCCGAACAACCTGGCCCACGACCAAGCTTCGTTGATGTGCTTTGTCAACTCCAGGCGGTCCCAACTAGACCAGAATGCAGGTTCATCATCAATACCATCAATATGGAATCCTGCCGCCAATGCCGTTTCCGGGATTGTGTCGATAATTCTACGCACCAGCGCATTATCAGCATAAAGCGAAGCTAGAATTGTAGGCGCCTGATTCTGTAAACTCCCGTAAATCTCACTGCCATCACTGCCGCCTAGAAAGATATTGGCGTAGCTGTCTGTTTTTACCATTGCATTTCTCCAATAAAAAAGCCCCATGTAGGGGCTAGTTTATCACGGCTATTTAATTCCCGCTATGCGCATTAGTCGAGCTTTTGGATCGTCCGCAATGTTCAGAACAAGGTTAACAGCCATTGTTATGCAGTCAATCTGGTCATCATTTTTGTGGCTATCATCTGCCGTAAAAGCCGCAATCTCCGTAAGCAATCCGCTTAGCCATGGCGCTGATTCCGGAATAACTACATTGCCAGCCTTGATTTGCGGCAATGCACTCATCACCCTAGTTAGCTTGTCGTTATCCGGCACGTAAGGCTCTATCGGTGTTCGCATAACTCTACCTGCCGATTGAATCAGGCCGATACCAGATGCTTTCTTCTCGATGATAATCTTTCGGAGGATGCCATCTGTCTGACTGGTTGCCCTTGATTTCTTCTCGAAATCGAGTAGTTCAGCTTCCAACTCTGGTGCTTCCCATTTACCCCTGCGCTGGTCTATCAGGTAAATCTTAGCATCCTTATATCCCCACAACTGAAGTACAGAGAAGTCACTATAACTCTTTGTGGTCATCGCGGTATCGCATGTTATGAAGCGATAGTCGTACTTAGCTGGAGGTCTGAATGTGTCACTTATTCTCTGGAACCAATCCACATTAATTAGGTTTCCACCTAGAGCTACGGGTTCCTGTTGATACTGACTAAGGAACGTGTACGGGTCACTATCCCACATTGCAACCAGGTCATGCACAGACTCCTTTCCTGGGAAGTAGCTGTGGTACCTCACTCCGTCACGCTCAACGTATTCGCTTGATAATACATCATCAATGAATTGCTGCTTAATCCATTCAGGTAATGTATCCACATAATCTTCAGTAACCAGCGCGGGTATTTTCACCAAATCAAAATCAATCCCCATACCACCGCTAAGCATGAACCATGTTGAGTCGTTGACGTGAAGTCGCTGCTGAATCTGGATAATTGGAGTTGCCTTCCCTTTTACCGAGCTTGCGCGACGTGAACGAATTGTGTTCCCAAGCAGTGTGTGACTCTTAGCTCTGTACACAGATGAAAACATCTCGTCAGGCTTGTCGAAGTCATCCAGCATTACCGCGCCGCTGTATGTGTCGGTGATATATCCACCACGAGTACCGGTAATTCTACCACCTTTGGATGCTGATATGGACTCGAATCTAACCTTTCCGTTGTCGTCAACTATCTGAATCTCGTCATCCTTATTTGTACCGAACTTGCAAGGCCATAGCTCCTGGAACTCCTTTGATGATATCAGGTCACGAACTCGTTTTGAGTTGCGCTTCACGTTTGAGTCGGCGAAAGAAATATTAAGGTTGCGAACCTTCTTCAACTTTAGCATCGAGTATACAGGGAAGTGGATTGATGCTATCTCTGTTTTGCCAGCTCCAGGCGGGCAGTTAATTACTGTGTCCTTCCTCTCACCTCCAATTATCTCATCAATTATCCTGCAAAGATACCTGTGATGCCAATTCGGGATATACCGTTCGCCCTGTGTTATTGAAAACCAAACTCTAAGGAATGTTTCAAAGCTGTGTTCAGACAATGCTTTTACTGCCAGCTTTTCAGCCGTCGTCATATCTTCCCAAATTAATATATCACTCATTTCTTCCACCACTCATAGCAATAAGATCCTAACCTCTTCAATTGTGACACCTCTTGGCGTCACCCCTGTAGCATGGTAATGTTGCTTTGCTATTCCGTATGCTGTTCTGCATTCCTCTGGTGTGTCGAAGTAACCTAAAAAATGAACGACACCATTAACTTTTATCCTTGAGTGGTATTTTTGAACCCTGCTCTCAAAGTAACCACCTAAAACATCATTGCAATCTCTATTCTGCTGATTCTCTGAATAGTCAGTAACCCTTAAATTTATTTTTGCGTTATTGGTCCTAACCCCGTCAATATGGTCAATGCATTGCGACTCATTCGGCCAGTATCCGTAGTTTAAAAACCAAGACACTCTATGAGCCTGAAAGCTCCTGCCGCAAGCCTTACCCCTATAGTAACCGTCCTTTGTGATCTCTATCATTGCTGGCTTGTCGTTCTTAGGTTTGTGAAACATGTTTTTCCACCTGAGGAATGTCGGTGATGTCTCATCATAGTACACATGCTCAAGTATCCACTCGCCCTGCTCTTTTGTTACTGGCTTTGATTTTCAGTTTACGTGACTCATTGCTTACCCCTCTTGTTTTTATGTGGATTCATTATACCACTCACCCAGAGGGGCGCAACATTTATAACTTACCAATAACAGATTCAAGCGCTTCCTTCATGCTATCAACGTCGTTAGCTGTGGAGTTGTTGCTAATCTTAATCTCCTGCGGCTTATCAATGCCAAGTTCTTTACCAACGATGGTAGAGTTGATAATACCTGCAACGCCAAGCTGATACTTCTGCTCATAAATTACGTTATCAATAAATTCCATCACGTCAGAGTACCCAGCCTCAGTGCGCCAGCGAGCGAACCTATTGATATTGACACCCATGAAGAGCGCCAGCCCGGTCAGGGTGAATACCCTCGGCTTGTGTATGAGGTGTTCAGTTACTATGCCCTGGAATGACGCTGTCTCGGCTGACTTGATTGCCGCACTCTCAGCCCATGAGAAGTATCTCACTGCAAAATCGAAAACTTCCTCAGGTGTGTACTTGCGGTTGATTGCCACCATAGCAATATCGCCATACTTCTTGTTGTAGAGCGCCTTGAAATTTCCCTCACCCATCTTTAATGTTGCTTTGCTCATTTAATCCTCCTTTGTTGAGGTCAGATTATACCATATTACAGACAAAAAAAAGCCCTCAAGCGAGGGCCAAAAACAACGAGAGAAACAAAACTTAACGAGGGTATAACACTTTTTTACTTTCGCTCACGAACGTAAGCTACCAGGAATTTGTGAGTATCAGAGTCAGCGCCTGACATCTCCTTCACTTTCGCTACCGCATCCTCAGCGCTGATTGCGGCAACTGACGCGATATAATCTTGAGTGCAATTCTTGCGCGAGCGGCCCATTAATCTAATTGAAAGTTTAACGTCCCAGAGGTGCATTTTTTATTTTTCGCTCTGGTTGATACGCTCTTGTAATTCTCTTTCAATATTGAGATAGCCATTAATATCCGCGCTAACTGACACCCCGCCAATCACACCCTTCAGGCACTTATGCTCACGGTCAAGTGTCGCATTGAATTTCTGTGAAGTGCCGCTTTCAATATCTTTTACGATGATCGTTACTTTTTCATAAATCCCCCAGGATTATTGGTTTGTTAAATATGGCGCTCCGCACTGGATTCGAACCAGTAACCTACGACTTAGAAGGTCGTTGCTTCTGTCCAATTGAGCTAGCAGAGCCTTGAATGAGTCCCGGTTACGGCTCCGGGGCTGCCTGATACAGCCGATTAATCTACCTATTTGCGCTAGGTCTTAATGCCGCATACGCTACTTAATGAGCAACGGACTTAGTAGTTGCGCTCCGTGCGCCGTTCCATCTTGGATGGCTCGCTTGCCTACGTGGTTAATATTAGACAGTCCCGGTCAGTAATGCAAGCTCTTTTTAATAATCTCCATCTAAACGATTAAAAAGTAAGCCCAAGCAATCATGCCCGCGACAATCCAGATTGTTAATTCACTCATAAATGCTATTCCCATTCTCGTCATGACCAACTCGACCTCGCAAGTAACCAGCCACCCAGACAAAGCGATCTCTGCTGATCACCGCAGAAACCGGCTCCCAAACTTCAGTGATTACACCAGCAACAAACTTGTCATTCTTGCGGTCCAGTTTACTTAGTGACTCGTACTTATCGTTTAGTTTTTTGGCCTGACGCTTGACTGCGTTGAACGTTGCTTCATTTAGTCCGAACATTTCTCAATCTCTCGTTGTATTGATAGGTTAATTATACGCCATCCGTGGCGACTGCGTTTAGCTTTTAGTGCTATAGAGGTTCTTGATAAATGCCTCTGGTGTCACACCTTGCTTGTAAGGCTTGATTAAATCCTTAATGATGAACCAGTGAAAAGTCTTCATATCAAAGACCAGTCTCTCGCATGCAATCACATATTCAGTGAAGCTCATTCTTTATTCCCCCGCTCCATCCACATTTGCGCCAGCTCATAGTAAGCCATCGCCTCTTCGCCAGTCTTAGCTTCGTCCTGCATTCGTTTGCACCACTCCGCTGGGCTTTCTTGTACTTCCATGATGAATCACCCTACTTAAATTATCGTTCGTTAGAATGCGTTTTAGGCGCGTTAAACTCGGTTCAATTGCTCAAGAATTTCGTAAGCCATCTCCCGAGCCTGCTCCTCTGTTAAGTGTATGGTGTGAACCTGAGGCTCATCTCGCATACCGCAAGTCTGGGTTATGATGAATGTTGCGTAGCCGTCGAAGTGGTTGGTCTGTAGATTGGGCTCTGATTGGTGGAACTTAGTCATTCTTGTAACCTCATTTCTTTTTGATGGGGTAACTATATCAAATTACCCCAGTAGTGTTTTAGCAATTCGTGCTATTCACCATTCAGGAGTGATTTAGCCTTCCGGTAGAACTCCATAGCTACCTCAACCTCTTCCTCACTGTACCGCAAGTGGTATGGTAGTCTACTAGCGTGCTCACCAGCATCCCAGGAGTCGCACCACTCTTCAACTTCTATCGCATGCATGCCCACCATGTATGGATGCACGTAAATCTTATCCCCGATTAAGCAGATTATTCCTGCGTCCTGCAGCGATGGCAGGATGTTGTTTTTCAGGTCATGCATTACTCCGTTGAGTCCGGTGAATGGATTGACCTTTCTCAGCGCTTCATATGTTGATCTGATTCCGACAACCCCCTTACCATTCCTGCTCTGTCCGTGAATCTTGCACACAACTACGCCTGACTTGCTGTTGAGCTTTGTGCTGAGCAGCTCCTCAACATCACACCAGAACGATTGGGACTGGCGATATCCATTAGCATTTATCGCTACTCGAATCGAAGGAAGTCCATCCCGCATGGCAACCTTCATAATCTCATCATCAGTCAGCTTATCTTCGTTAAAATCAAACATCCCCATTATTTTGTCTCCTTGATCATTTCCTGGTACATCTTGATTGCTTTGATTGCTCCGGTAATCTCATCTCCTTCAAAATCAGTAACGGATGGCATCAGCTTGAGGATTTTATCCTTAAAGTCGCTTACAGCCTTATCAGCTACTTGGCTATTTGCCTTCACCCTCTTCCCCGTCTGAATTGCCCCATCAACCAAGCTGATGTATGCGCATCGAACGTCAACATCATCCCCGAAGTCGCCGTCCTTGATTGACAGCTTAGCCCGAACGTTCGCCTCCTGAATCTCTGGCATCCTGGCAACTGTGTTAGAGACATATGAAGCCTTCAGCTTTGCCAAACTGTATTTGCCACCACCCTCGAGATCCTCAGCGCTGATTCGGCCAATATCATCAGACGTTAGCCCGTAAACCTGGCGAGCTATCAGGTGGATTGGAACATGGAAAGTCCGATTGTCGGCCTTAAGCGCCTGCTTAGCCATGTAGCGGATAACATCACCAAGGCTTACCGGTTGAATGCGATTTGACATAGATATACTCCTGATTGGTTGCTCTCGTTAAGATGGGTGCATGATATCATTGAGGTTACATGTTATCAAGTGTTATTTATGGTTGAATTCAATTTATTTACGCTTTTCAGCTCACAACCCCAGATATAGCTCAATGTAAAACCGTGTACAGCTTGTACATCAGTTTTTATGGTGGATTGACCCATATATGCCTATTTATTCCTACAGTGTAGTACCATTCCTACAAGTGTAG